CCACCATCAACAATCTTGATGTCAGAGATAGCACCAGTAGCATCAATCTCAATATTAGCAGTTGCATACTTACCAGTTGTAGATCCAGCAAATCCGACTAATTTTGCATTATAAAGTGTCTGAACACTACCAGATCCATCACCGTAATTAGCACCAACACTAGTAATGCCAACTTTAGTGATGTAATTAAGACCGTGGTCTCCAGAAGTAGTTACTGTATGAGCGGTTCCAGAGGAAGATGTAATCTCAACAATATTAATACCAGATACAAAGTCTCTAGTTCTCTTATTAATAACCTCTTTTGTAAGACTATTCTTTGGATTATTAACTTCAGTCAAACCAAGTGGAGTTGGTAGAGCGAAGGTTCTAGTCTGTTCAGGATCAGATGTTGGATTATCTCTATCAAGCTGAGGATAAAGATTCTTAAGGGGTTGACTGTATCTAAGATTTTGGAATGGTGCAACCTGTGGTTGAGAATCTGCAGCAATCAAAGTCAGATGATAGACACCATCTTTTGCATTGGGAATATATTCTTGAATCTCTTCCTTTCTGTATACAAATAAAGTAGTATTATACTCTTTACGCTCAAATCTAGGAAGACTTGTAGTTCTAAGATTAATATTGTTACTAAAATTACCAGGATTAGTAGTCAGACCAACACTAAACGATTTTCTATCAGGAGTAGCAGTAACACTAAAGACACCATTAAATCCAGTATTACCAAGACCAGTAGTATTTGCAGTCGAGATAATATTTGAGATTTGTACTTTAGATCCTACAGACAAATCATGGGGAATTTCAGTTTTAATTGTAGCAATACCAACGATTGCATCCCATTCAGTATCCGAAATGAATCTTGGATTTCTGATCTCAGATGTATTTGAGAGGACTACTGGCGATGTATTTTTAAATTTAGCGACTTCTTGATTGGTAAATCCAACGGTAGTGCTAGATTCTTGAAGAACAAATGAGTCCTCAGGTGGTCTACCAAGAACAGTAGAATCTTTTGGTACAACGTATCTTACCTTATAGATTCCATCCTCAAGACCTCTGTTATCTGGGGTTCTACTAATAAATGTTTTTGGAGTTGCTGCACCAAGAGAACTTGTACCAAGTCCTACAACACTATTATAGATCTCATTGTTATCAGATACAGTAACATACCATTGTCCAAAGTTAGTATCATATTGAATTGGGTGACCAATATCACCAGACTTCTTATCAGATACTCTAGATTCAATCTGAAGAATACCACCCTTACTGTTTACAACAACAGCAGAAGCACTAATAGTATCATTCAGAGTTTGTGCTAATTTAATCTGGTCAGTGTTAATACCAGCAGTAATAGCATAATAAACTCTATTGTGATCCAGACCATCTGGGAGTTCACCATCATCACTAAGAATACGTACAGATTCACCAGACTTAAACTGGTGTCCTTCAGTCAGAGTGAAAATGTTGGAGGTAATACTATTAATACCAATAGCAGTTCTACCAACAGTAGATAACTTCTTGGAAGTTACCTCATAGACACCCGTTCCTTGGGTGTCTGGCATTACAATTTTGGCAGTTTTAGTCTGAGGAACATTATTCTCGTTGATGATAACTTTCAGTCTATCATCGACTTTTGCACCAATTCGATATCCCTCAAGTACAGACTTTGGAGGAACATTTTCATTGATCTCATTATAAAGATATAATCTATTATCATTACCAGCATCGATAGTTTTTTGTACATCAATCGATGCAAATTCAATAGTTACTTCATTATCATCAAGTTTTTGAGGAGGAAGAACGTGAGTGATAAATCCAGTATCATCTCTTGGGAATGCATTATTTCTGAATCCAGAACATACAAGTGCTTTTGCACCAAAATTGGAGTTAGAGTTCGTAACTGAGTGATCACCACCAGACTCAGCAACAAAGTGATTCGCATATCCAATAGCGAACACAGAAACTAACTGCAAGAATGCATCATTAGATGCTTTAATGTGGAAGTTCTCGTAGTCTGGTTTGTAAACTGCAGAGGTATCAGTGTGTAAGTTACTTACAGCAGTAGAATCTTCATATACACCAGAGATTGCATTATATTTTACGAATGCAGTATCATCCTTTTGAAGTCCAATACCAGTAAACTGGGCAACAACCATGGACTTGAATCCATCTGCCTTGCTACCATCAGCGTGAAGACCGCACATACCGTATACAGAACGGAGTGAGCAGTTAAAGATATATGGAGATGCAGAAGTTACAGAGTCAACAACAATATTCAGTGTTGGAGCACCTGCAACAATAGATGGAAGTGCATTTGCTGGTGGAGTAGATACTTCGTAAGCAATCTTAGTGGGACTTTGAACCTCACTAATTACAAAGGAACCATTATATCCACCAGTAGGTACACCTTCAATTCTAATCGGAGTGTCTACATCAAGTCCACCAATAGCTTCGGTGAGTTCAACTTCAATAGTTGTATTTGCAGTGATACCATCACCTGCTTTAATACTGTTGATACCAACATTCTCACCCTTAGAACCAACAATTCTAAATTCATCAATCTTAGTTTGAATGTCAAGTCCAGAATCTGGGAAGTCTGGAGATACATCTCTTCCACTAGAAGGACCAAAGACAAGTCCAATCTTCTCATAGAAGATATCAAGGTCAGTTCTCTCAGAAGAATAATTTAAGAAATTATCATTAAATCCAACATCATTTACACCATCAGCATACTCAAAGCAAGTAACTTTATGGTGCGAATAGTTAGGAACGTACTTAGTCAGTCCATAGTCTTTGAAGACAGAAGCATTAGGATTAGCATCAAAGAATGTAAACTGATAAAAATAGCAAGTACCAGTTACACGGAATAAACAGGTCTGCTTAATATCTGCGTCTGCAGGATCAGGAACGAACATCGGACGGATCTTCGTCTTACGAAGGTCCATACCAACAATAGATGTACCACGGGGGATGATTACACCACCGTAGACAGAGTTCATCTTATAAAGATCATTCTCTGGATCATCAATATCAAAATTAGTATCTAAAGTAAACTGACTAAGATCATTTGATGTAGATCCACTACGAGTCAACCAGTTGTCACCAACTAGTGGGTTGTCATGAATTGGAATCCATCCAGGTCTGTTATCAATAAGGTGCTCACCAGGATAAACGATGATTGTTGTTCTACTAAATCTATCATTATCCAGACCCTTCTGATAAGAGAATCTCGCTGCTTCTAAGAGTGCTCTTTGAATAGTCTTGAAGGGTCTAACAAGGGAATTGCCCTGGTTTTCAATACTATCCGTGGAGTCAATACTAGAAGGATCGACGTAAAGGATATCACCTTTACTATTCTTGAGAAAATTATCTAAGCGACTAAGACCCATTTTATTCCACTAGATGCTTTTGCTATGATTTATTTATTCATTCTCTGTCGCACTCAAAATATATTCAACAGTGTTAGCAACATCATTCATTGCATCCCTAAGGAACGGTTGTTGACCAGAATGTTGCCTCCCTTTTGTAGTGCCGTTTCTACACTCTTGTGCGAGTGTCCAGCGCCACTGTTGCATACTTTTAGAGTACCAAAGATTTATTTTCATGCGTAGGATTACTCCAGTCGTTGGTAAAATTGCGTATATATTCAATCTTATCCAAGTTATCTTGACTATCGAGAACAAATTCCTCGTTAGCAAAGTGGAGTTTGACTCTAAACTCTAAAGCCAATTCCATAATATGCTGTCTTCTCTCTTTATCATCAGGCAGAGAGAATATACTGAACATCAGTATATGATCAACATTACCTTGTTTGATCAAATATTCCAAATATACATGATTTCTTCCCTCGTTATCACCTGTTTGATGGGGGAACGTATATCCCATCCTATGACAATATTCTTTTACTGTCAACGTCTGGAAATACAAATCTATATATTGAGTTTTAAATCCCTCATATTCTGCATACATGACAACGTTCTCGTGATCCAGAATAGGAACACTCCTTGACTGAATATCCGTATCACCAAGTATTCTAAAATATGATCCTGGCCATTTCCTGTGAGGTTGTCCATCCCTCAACAGAACTCTAACATCAATACTTATTCTAGTCTTACCAGTTCTGTTGGGAACCGCACCATGAATATTCTCTTGAGTGAACAGCAAAAACTGATTCTGAGTTATGTTAACAGGTTTGCAGCGATTTAGACACCAATTTTGAAACTTTTTATAATCCCAATTCTCTTTGAGACACGCTTGAGTAATCCATCTACTCGTCTCTATATCAATTATCTGTAAAGAATTAGATTCATATGCGTCAGTAAAAGGTAACCATATTGTTCTCAATCCCAAACCATTACCAACCCATTTACCCTGGTGGAATGGAAGAACTGTACCAATCTTATCTTGATCTGGAACAGTTATTCTAATATTACCAAACCTCTGCACCAAAACATCAGTTGGTAATAGTGGAAGAACTTTCTCAGCAATTAGTTCATCAAATCTTTGATAGAAGTCGGTATCTGCAATATCCTTACCAATTTTTTTGACAAGATCCCCAATATGCTTATATGGAACTATTTCATGAAGGTGTTCCAGATCAACCACATCTGGGTAATACTTATGAATAGAATCTAATATAATATCACG